TCATTCTCCTATATTAAAAGGTTTATAGTCATTGCGAGTCCCGCTGAATCGGGACGAAGCAATCCCAATTCTTTATTGGACCGGGTTGGGCGTCCATTCGTCCGCCAGATCCGGATTTTCTTTAAAAATCTGCACCTGGGCCTGGTCCAGTGGAATGCCTTTTTCCTTTGCCCGCTCCGCTGCCATGGCCATCAGCTTCTTGTCAGCCGGCCTGGTATCCTTCTTGTCCGGATCCTCATAATCCTCATCCAGCTGCTCCTGGCCCAAAGGTTTTGTCGCGTCGCTTCCCAGCTTCTCCAGCCCGTCCTTTTTTTCCTGCTTCAGCGCTTCATAAAATTTCTGAAACGCGTCTCCGGACGGGGTTCCGTCTTCGATTACAGACAGGGTCACGGCTTTATTGCCGTCGGCTTTTAAAATCGCCACCACCCTGTCCCGTTCCGCCTTCGCTCCGCTGAAAAACGCGTCATCACGTATGGATTTCAGCAGCTCAGGCGCTTCCTCTGCCAGTTTTTCAAGAGTAAATTCCATAATGTCGTCCTCCGTATTTAATTTTTGTGGTTCTTCATTATATTCAATAGCCACAGGAGTCTTTTCCTCTGTATCGCTGAACGCGATTGCGGCAGTATCACCGTCCGCTCCCAGGCTCACAAAACTTACTTCACCCACTTCACTTTCCAGCCAGATATCAGCCGGGCCTTTGATCTCCTGGCCGTTGACTATTTCGGATTCCTTTTCATCCCGCAGGCGCTTGACCTTTTTCGCTTTCACGTACATGCTCGCCTGCCACGGGTATCCCTCATCTGCCAGGGCCAGCACTTCTTTCGCATCCTGGGTAACCTTGGAAAAATTTCCGGACGCGTACAGTCCGTTTTCATCAGTCCACGTTTTTCCGGAGCCGACTACCCGGTCGCGTTCGTGCTCTCTGAGGATGGGCATTTTCTTCTTTGTTTTGATGCCGGACAGGGCAATGATCAGCGACCCCCAGAAACGATCAATCACCGTTCCTGTATATGCAGTAATTAGAAAAGATCTCTTTTGATCTTTTCCGCCTCCGGATCCATCGCCGGCCGCCAGGATCTCCACAGGCAGACTCATGCCCAGCCTGGAGCGCTGTTTGTTGGCATTGTCCCAGTCCAGATTGCACTGACCGAATGCTGTATTTTTATCAGCACCGCCCTTCACCCGATCCGCCGTGCAACGTTTTAAAAAATCCGGTTTGCTTTCATCTTTTTTCGGTTTCATAATCTTTCCCCCTATGTGTCATTGCGAGGCGGCGCCGAAGCAATCTCCTCGCCACTCTCTGTCATTGAGAGCGACGCGGCAATCCCCACGCCTCACGCCTCTGGCCCCTTGCCCGCTTCAATGCATTTTTTGCACACATCAGCCACACCGAGCCGGCCCTTTTTATCTTTTTCAAATCCGTCGAGCAGCTTGACATCCCCGCATCGCGCGCATGTCTTGATCGGGCTTATGATATCCTGAACCGTTTTTTTATTTTTTTTACCCATATTGCTAAAAACTCCTTAACACCCACACATCGATCGGCAGATGATACGCATTGATTGCCCTGTCCAGCCGGGTCAAATATTTTTCATCTGGTTCTGATTCCAATATCAGAACAATCCCGGCACGCTTTCCGGTCATCAGCGAATAATACAGGCTCTGCCCGATCGCTTCCGCCCACTTGGCAGCGAAATCGAACTCAACAGCATGTGTCCTCGTCAGGCAGTCGCAGCGGGTTTGATCCTGTAATACAACCTCTACCTGTCCGCCGGCTTCACTGCACCATCGCTCCTGGTACCACTTCTCGGAATGCAAATGGCCGGCAAATGCCAGTACACCGGCGCCAAGTGCCAATAGAATAAACAACTGTATCTTGAAAAATTTAATCATCGTCTTTTTTCGGATCGGGCACTTCCTTTTTTTGTTTCCCGGGTTCATCTTTTTTAACATCAAGGTCCAGATCTTTTATTTTCTCCTGCTCCCGTTTTCTTTGTTCAAATGTTTCTTCCCAGTCATCACCCTGGGCAGCCACCTCCTGTGCGTAGGTACTCAGGCCGTAATCGATCCGCTTGATCGCCGCGTCCGTTTCCTTTACAGGATCCACAAACCCCCAGCCCCCGCCGATCCAGTTGGCCCTTGTGTATTCATGCTTGTATTTGTAAAAGTCCGGCGCATTGAATTCATCCCGCAGGTACGCTTCCTCCAGGACCAGTTCCCAGATCGGCTGGTTAAACTTCATCGAAAACCAGTTGCGCCAGTTCATAAACATCCGCCGCCCTTCCAGCAGTGACGCACGGGCGGATGAATAATTTGTCTTTGAAAAATCTTTGACCAGAAGCTCATACGGCATGCCGATGCCCACACCGATCAACCGCAAAACCGTCTCAACAAACGGAGCAAACGCGTCCCCCGGTCGCTTCGGGTCCACCGTGTTGATTGATTCACCAACATTGAGATATGACACCTGTGCAGGCTCAAGGGATTGAATGCGTGCGCTTGTGGTTGTTTCTGTTTCTGTGGCCATAAAATTGGCACCGGCCATGGGATCAGCTTTCGTAATAAATACCGCCAGGCACGCGGCCACCCTGGAGGCAACCACTTCCGCTTCCAGGTAGTCTGCCAGGTCTTTGAAGTAGGTAAGCACCGGGGCAAAGAACGGGATGCCGCGAACCTGCCCCGGGCGCTTTGTGGGGAAAACGTGCAAAATTTTAGGCCTGCCCTCATTGTCCCGGGCAGCGATCTTTTTATATTTATCCAGCGTATTTGCCTGCTTGATCCAGTATTTGACCGGCTGGCCGCGGCTGCCGAATTCAATGCCATGTTTAATGGTATTTTTCCCGGTGGTTTTTGCTCTCAATGGCGCTGTCAGCCGATCGGATTCGTGCAGCTCAATGCACCGGCCAAACGGCCGCCAGGGCTCCTCCGCCCAGGTAGGGATGGCAATGATCTCGCCATCTTCAATAATTTTGGAAATCGCCAGAAACTGGATTTCATCCATGGTCAGCGTATTGGCGGAGTCCGCAAGCGGGCAAAACTTCTGCCAGGCAAGCTCCGCCTGCTTCTGCAGATCCTTTGCCTTTTCCTCGGATATGCCGATGGTGTCCGCGCGGATCCTGGACTGAGGTGTCAGGCCGTTTCCGACAATATTGATTTTGAGTGTATCTGTGGCGCCCGCGGCAATGGGGTCGTTTCTGTTTTGATGGCGGGTGCGGGTGCGAAGCGTGGCCAGATCATAAGAACCCGGAGTGGTGGAATCAAACAGCCCCGGCAGGATCCATCCGGCCCGGGTCCGTGGCGTGTTGGCTGCGCTGTACTGGGATGACAATGCCAGAACGGTCCGGGCCTTTGCCCGGCTGACCGCCCACCCTGGAGCCACTGCCTCGATGAGACGATCAATGCGGGTTTGCGATTGACCCGTCCGATGGCTCATGATGCGTCCTCCAGCTTGATCTTGTTTGTAAATCCGCCAGCAGTTCCCTCAGCCTGCTCCAGGTCATAGCGGGCAAGAAGTACAGCTTCCCGATTTTGCAATGCGTCCAGCCGGGCCCGGACAACCTTTGAATCGCCCTGACCGATCTCCTGGGAGGACATTACCGCGGAAATTGCCTCTTGAACTTCCTCCAGCTGCTCCAGCGTTGTTTTAACGGCCATACATAAAAAACCCCATATTTAGTGTGCGCAAAATTTGCACCCACTATAACATGGGGTTTTTGGCCTTTCGGGATAATGAGGGTATTATGAGGGCATTATCATGGAATATTTATGTGATTTATGGGGTTGACAGTGGCATTATATATAAAAACATTGATTTGCTGGATTTTATCTCATAAAATATCATATCCATACAAACTGATCATGATAATCGTTATTAAAATAATAACTTAGCTGCACTTGCCCTTCCTGCCTCACTAAAAAATAACGATGGTTTCCCGTCTTAGATCCCCCACATTGACGACAGATTAAACTCTGCGGCAATAACGCCCCGCACTTTTCACAATAAAATTGCATTTAAACACCCTTAGAATATTCATGTTTTGCTGGGGTCTTTTCCACAACATGGGCAAATATTCCCTCTTATTTTCTTAGACACTTCAAAACACGCATCGCATATAAAAGCACCACAGAGCTCACACAATTTAAATCCATCGTCTGCAGAATATAAACTTTTCCGACATACTCCGCATTTATCATCTTGAGTTATTTCCATTAACGCCCCCCCCTTTTCTAATAATTCTCCCCGTCTCTATTTCTTCCCTTCCCATTCACCCACCTCCTGATCGCCCGCATGGACTTCTCCGGTACCGGATCACCGGCCAGCCAGTTCTCCACGGTTCTCAGTTTCTTCCGATCAGTAATATCAGCAATGCTTTCCACAGTCAATCCGTACTCATCTTTGATCCGCTTCAAATATGCCACGCTCGGATGTTCTCCGCAACCCTCTCTCCGGCCGCCCCTGTCCGTCATTGCGAGCGAAGTGAAGCAATCCCCCAGCTGGCCCATTTCATTGCTTCCCATGTTTCCATTTTTCTTTGCGTCATTGCGAGGAGCGAAGCGACGCGGCAATCTCTCCCTGTCACCACATCCCCTTTTCTCCGATTCATCTTTTCTCCAAGCCCTGCTGTTCAAAACCATCAGCCAGAATCCAGCAGCTTCTCCCAACATCACCAGCCAGAACACATACCACTTGGCAATTTTTTCCGGCACCCATTTTATGATCGATGCCGTGGCGAATACCGGCCCGGAATACTCAACCGTCTTTTTCACAGCCAGCCTCTCGAGCTCCTGCAGGATCTCCCGTAACCGCTCCTGCTTTTCATAATATCCAGCACTCTTCATCGCCTCGAGGCGCTTTGTCACCCATTTATCTGGCCACTGGGCGATGGTGGTCTCCAGGGTGTCCAGGTCCGTGCGGATCGCTGCGGCCTCTTTTCCCAGTATCGCCCGTCGTGTCTCGAGCTGCTGATATCCGCTGGTAGACACATTATGCGAAAGCCACATAAATCCCAAGACACCTGCGGATGTTGTAATGATCAGCGCAATGATAACAAGACTCCTCCCCAGCCTCGAGAGAAATCCAAGCTCCGGCCATTGCCGATGCGTACCGATCACAAGTGATAATTTCGACCCCTCGAGCCCGGATCCAAAGACCACGGCAAACAATGGCTGGTCCGCCAGAAACGATCTCAGGCCGTACACGCTGGCCATACCGAACATCCCGAACACTGCTGCCAGAAATATCCCCAACACCATTTTTTTAACGGCATCCATCACTCCTCTCCCTCCTCGATATCTTTCACCCGCTGCCGCATCATAGCTCTGAACCAGTCCTCAACATTATCCGTGTGGCCGTATATTCGTCCATCTACCCTGCCAGCCGGCATCCCCATGCTAAACAGTTTATAAATCACATTTTCCCCCACACCGATAAACTCCTGGAACGCCTTCACCCCTACAAGTATTTTTTCACTTTTCACCGGTCCAGTCTCCGCCGCTTATCTTTTTGGCCAAAAATATCTTTTTTCACCTTCCGGATATTCAACTTTTGTCATCCGTTCTTCCACCTTTGCCACACGCTCCTGAATCACCTCAATCCGCTCAGCAAATTCATCCCGCCCGCAGGCCTTCCCCGCAAAAAACATAAACAGCGAAAAAATCATAATGACATATAATATGTTCGGATCATTTTTCATTTTAGCACTATTCGGATATGTCGGGCTGCACCCAAACCTTTGCGTCGTGGTGCCATTTTGTTTTGTGTCATTGCGAGGAGCAAAGCGACGCGGCAATCTCTCCCGTTCTCCCCGTCCCGCCCCGTCTCCCCCTCACCTTTCCATCCACCCGCCATCACGGCCCCGGGTCGCCCAACCGGATCCGGCCGGCTTTGCGGGCGGCGCTTTTTTCTCCGCCGGCGCTGGAGACTTAAACAGATGAATACCCCCGCCCGGCCATTCCGGGTCCGCGCAAATGTGAGCCAGGCATTCGCAGTCCAGCAGATCGTTTCTGGCTTTTTTCTGGATCCAGCGCTCAATGCCTTTTTCATCCCGTTCTTTTTCTTCCGCCGTGATATGGGTCGCGTACACCTGGTCTGTTTCAGCGTGCAGGTATGCTGCCTGGGCGCCGTGCTCCATGGCCTGGTTCAGCCGGTAAAAAAACATATCTTTAATATCATTTGTATCGAGCTGCAGGATCTGCAGGCCTCCTGGCAGCGCCTTTCCGGATGGCGTCTTATCAATCGGCTTTGTCATATGGACTTTGCCGGCCAAAGATCGGCTGGCGCCCTTTGTGCCGAACACCCGGCACCCACGGCCCACTGCGTTTTGCCTCAGCCACCAGTATGTCTCCTCTGTCATAGACAGGCCGAAATCCTTATCACCACCGCCTGTATCAATGGCCGCCCGCATAATCCTTGCCACCCGCCCGTCACCGGCCGCGGCCCCTTCGCCATCAGCCTCTGGCTTTACAATGGGGTATGTCGTATCAAACAAAAGGCGCTCCACATCTTCCCATGCTGCCAGCTGGCCGTAATGAATCAGCCAGGATGTATAATCAACAGCCCAGGCCCTCACCACAAACCAGAATCCATACTTTTGCACATCGATCCCGGCAGTCAGCGCCACCGCTTCAGCCGGCACGGTCTGCGGCGCAAGATCGCACCGGGCCTTGAGCACTTCCTCCTGGGCCGTGGTAATCAGGGTTTGACGCCACGGCTCTGCCTTGTACCCGTTCATGAAATCTTTGAGCTTTTGAAAATCAGACCGCCCTTTTAAAAACGCGCCCGCTACTTCGGACAAGCTCACAAAATATGACAGCCATGCCGGCAGATGAAATCCGATCTTTGTGGGCCGGTATGTTTTTAAATATGCAAACAGCTCCAGACCCATGTGCGAGTCCTCCAGGCCGGCGGCCCTCCAGTGCCCGTTTCGCACGGCTTTGTTTCTAGCCGCGTCATCCCACGATTTTTCACAGTGTTTGCATTCATACCAGGCGAGCTTTTTCTGCTCCATGGTCTCCGGGTCCCGCTCATCCTTTGGAAATTTTATCTGATCAAATTCCATGACCTGGTATTGAACGCAGTACGGGCAGCACACCCAGAAATAAAAAATCACCTGGGCCTCTGTTTGCAGCGCCTTCCAAATATAGCCGGTTTCCGTGGTAGGCGAGCTGATCTTCCAGATCACCCGGTTCCACTGATATGTCCGGGTCCGCTTTTCTCCCAGGGAAATAGGATCTGATTCTCGCTTGCCGGTAGCCTCCGGATATTTGTCCGTTTCATCAAATACCAGGTACCGGATCGGCTTATTTGCCAACCGGGACGCGGATCTGGCCCACGCCAGGTAAATGGGCATGTGCTGCAGATTGATCCGCAGCACAGACGTGTCATCCTGCACCCGGGTCATGTAGGATCTCAGCCTGGGACTGGACGTGATCATGGGCAGGATCCTGTCCGTTGAATTCTCCCTTGCTGTCCGCTCATCCGGATACACATACAACACAGGGCCCGGCGCCCGGTCGATCACATACCCCACAAAGTTGTGCGCACCCTCGGACATACCCACCTGCGGGGCCTTGCACACGATGATGGTCCGCACGCTGGGAAAAATAGCAGCATCCATGATGCCTGTAAGATAGGGCGTAACTTCATTCCTCCAGACTCCCGGGATGGATGACATGGTCAGATATCTGTGCTTTTCGGACCACTCGCTCACCTTGATCCGCTTGCGCTTGCGCAGGATCCGCCGCTCTGCCTTGGAAAAACTGGTGACATGAACGATCTCTCCACGCTCCGCCAGCTGCTCACGCAGATCCGCAGGCAGCCAGGGCGGACACGTCACCCGGACCACATTGGAATCATCTTGAAATAGTTGAGCCTGGTTTTGCATTCAAGTTACCATTTGATTAATTGACCATAAAAAGGCAGGCCGTGTGTTGTTTTAAAAAAATTTAGCACCGGATTGTCTGACGTTTTTCCCCGGACTCCACCAGGCCGGCAAACTGTTCTTTATATCCGAGCAATGGCATGAGCTAAATGATCCCTTTTTTCTTTGCCAGCCACTCAGGAATTTTAAATTCATACTCATCCCCCCTTGACCCCAGCTGGCGCATTTCTTTCACCTGACTTTTCGGGAGCCACACTTCATTAATCCCATCGGAGACAAGATACGCCCCCTTGGTTTCACTTTTCATCTCTCCAAAAAATTCTATCGAATCATATCTGCCCACAATTTGCCTCCATACACCTGTCAATTTAATCCACGAAAATGAACTCTTCTGAGCCTGTTTCTCTTAATCTCCAAAAATTTCTGATAAATTTTTGCACACGCGTTGAAGATTTGAAGAAATGCTAACACCAAAAGTAAATAAACCACAGTTGTGGGTATCGTTATATTAATTTGAGTCATCGGGCTTCCTCCTTCAAAATTTCATCCGGCACCTTGCCGACCAGGTCAACTCCGGACTCCAGCACCAGCCGGATCAGCTCTGATTTTTTGCATGAGCTGATCTTCCCCCTCTTTTTCAACAGCTTTTCATACAAATAGGTTTGCACTTCCACTGCATCCATCAGCTTGTGCCCTTCCATAAA